TTTCCAGACAACCAGGCCTCCAGCGAAAAGATGGCCGCCCTGGTTGACATCGACAATGATGGGAAAACGGATCTCGTTACAAACCTGATTCAGGCAGGCCCTCCCTATCTGAATACGGTATGCCCACCCCACAGCCTGGGAATCCTGAGCAAATCCCGCAAGGAGGTAGCCTACCAACTGGAAGAAGATCTATGCGCAGACTTCCACCGGCCATTCAAATATAACGGTCGTACCTACATTGAGATTCCAGTATCTTTCAACTACACCCACAGCAAAATCGTTCAATACAATGGGAAAGTAGAAAGCACCATCTGCGAATACCACATACAGAAGAAGGTTCGGATCAAGTAATATTAATACGTCTTCGCGATAACACTTATCCAGAAGAATACAGAATCGTGCACAAACTTGGGAAGCGCTGCGCTTCGTCCAACCTGCCAGGCTGATAGACATGGAGGAAACGCGAGCGATGCGCTTCATGCCTCAGCGCATCCTACGGGCTGAGTGAGGAAGCCCAATGTTTACCCGTGCTGTTGGGCTAAGCCAGGCTTAGCCCAACAGCACGCACTCAACCCCGCCAGCCTTATCAGCGCAATCATGCAAAATTGCTTGACGGGAAAAGCAGTACCTTGTTTCAATATGCGCCGGGGACTTCGGCTTGCCACTGGTCAAAAGAAACCGGCTACTCGCCCATCTCTTGATTTTAGATTCTTGACATTAAAAACACTCAGGGAGATATACATGTTCAAAGCTATTCCTCTAACCGCCGTCCTGGTCCTTGCAACAGTTTCGCTTTCGGCATGTGGCCACCACGATGAAGCCTATTACCTCAGCCATCCGGATGCAATAGGGGCAAAACTCCTCGAGTGCGGAAAGAAAGGCCCCGACGCAATGCAAATGGATAGTGAATGCCAGGCCGCAGTGATGGCTGCGATGCAGAATGCCATGAAGCAATGAAACCGCAAAGAAAGTGATCCGGGGCAGTGGGCAACGGCTCTCAAACCGTGCCCACGCTTGACCGAACAGCGGGGAATGCTGGGCATTTGTCCACCCCACACGCTATACACTTAGCGGATCATATTCATCCCGCCGCCCGTTCATTGCCCCCGCCCGCTCCAGCGGGTTGTAATCCAGCGCATGTCCCCGCTTCGTCTCGAACGCAGCCCGCTTCGCTACAGGAAATGCAAACGATAAAGCCAGCGCATCGCCCCGGTTGGGGCTGCTCAGTCCGCGCCGCTTCATGTCTTCCTTGCTTTCAAGCTGTATCTTGCCGTCCATGCGCGGCACGGTCTCGGGACCGATCAGGTCGGCATACAGCGCCTTGTCGTCGGGGATGGCGCCGCCGCTCTTCAGCCAGTCGCGCGTGAGTTTCCACATCTCGGCGCGCTTGTTTAGGCAGCCGGGGTCGCTGGATGCGCCCGAGAACCATACCAGCGTCCAGCCGCGCCCCATGGTTTGCCCGGCGCTGACGATGCCCGTGCCGTAGCCCGCGTCCACGAACACGGCGTCGGCCTGGTGTTCGTCTTCCAGGTTGGCCAGGATATTTGCAATCTCGATGTCGTTGTCGTTTTTCGGAATCGCGCGCAGGATGGTGAAGCTCAAGCCCTGGCGCTTGCCGATCACCAGCTCGTCGTCGCCGCTCCACGCCGGGTCGCAGGTGAGGATGACGGGCGCGAAGGTGAATGCGGTTGGGTTGATGTGGCGGCCGAGTGCCGCGTCGGCGTCGGTCACCGAGATGAATTGCTTGGCGGAGAGCGCCGGGAACATGCCGCGCACGCGCACCTTCACGAAATCCGAATCCGGCCCATAGTCGTCTATCCATTGCTGGATTTGCGATTTATTGGTGATGGCGACGCTGCGGCTGTCGATCTGGCGCGTGATCCAGCGGTGGCGCATGCCGTGGAAGCAGTCGTAAAAGTTTCCGCTGTTGCGCGTGGGGTTGCCGAACTTGAAAAACATGGGCTCGCCATCCGTCAGCCCGCCCTCGGCCACTTCGCTGATCGCCTCGGGGATGGCACTCGCCTCGTCGAAGATGTAAAAGGGCGTGGAGTTGGCCGCGTGCAGCCCGGCGAAGGCTTCGGCATTTTCCTCCTTGCAGGTCTGCGCCACGCACAGCCAGGATTCCGGGTGCTGCTTGTGGTACATCTTCATCGAGCCGCGCCCGCCGCCCACCTCGAACCAGTGGGCGGTGATGCAGCGCTTGGTCCACTTGGCGATCTCCGCCCAGGTCTTGGTCTCCAGTTGGGCGGCGGTGTTGGCGGTCACGATGCCCTTGGCGTAAGGGCGTGTGGACATGATCCAGTTCACCAGCCACGCCACCATGGCGGATTTGCCGATGCCGTGGCCGGATGCGGTGGCCGCGCGGATGGCGTCCACCGCGTGCATGCCGTCGAAGCCGCGCTGCCTTACCTGGCTGCCCAACTCCTCCAGAAACTCGCACGCCCACAAGTCCGGGCCGTAGGCGCATTGGAAGCGGCTGCGGTAAGGCTCCGCCAGCTCCACCATTTGCAGCGATGCATCCGCATCCCACGGATAGGCGTACATAACAAAGCCGAGCGGATCGGAATAAAACCGGGCCATATCCTCCGCCAGCAGCGCATCGGGGTGGATGGATTTATTTGTTGCCAATTCTTTTCCTGGCCTGCGCAATAGTGTTGGCGAGATCGAGCTTGCCTCTATGGTCGATCACCTGGCGCTCCTGGAATTCCTCCGGCGCATAGGCGCACAGCAGGAAAATCAGCAGCCGGTCGCTGCCCGCCATGGCGCGGCGCTCCGCCTCGCGCTTGAGTTTGGAGACACTTGCTTTGCGCGCGGCCTCATAGCGCTTCATGAAGGCGGGATCGGCGCGCCAGCGCCACGCGGTGACGCGATGCACGCCCGCCTCCTCCGCCGCCTCGTTATAGCGCGCGCCGCCCTCGACGAACGCGAGAAAGATTTCCTGGCGCTCCGTCAGCGTCTCTTCGGGGATGGGTTCGGTTACTGCGGGTTCGTCTTTTTTGGCCATGCGGCATGCTAAGGCCACAGGGCGGGATTAAGGGCATTGTCTCGCGCTCAGCCGCGACCTCCCGGAACTCAGCGCCCGGTCGGCTTGCCGTCTTCCTTGCCGCACAGCCTGAGGTTATACCAGGTGGCCTGGGCCACCGGCAAATAGACTTCCAGATCGGCGGGTGGCAGCTGCAATTGCGCTACGTCGGGGCGCTCGGCCCCGATGGTGTCCTTGAGTATGCGCAGGCATTCATCCTTGTGGCCGAGGTGATACTGGGCAATGGCCAGGTCGTTGCGCACCTTGTCTATCTCGACCCAGTTCAGGAACCGCCTGCACTGGTTATAGTAGGCGTTGAGCGTCTCATACGCACGGGCGTATTCTTTCGAGTTGTATAGCTCGGTGAACGCGCTGCGCCGCTCCCGGCGTTCATCCGGCTTGCATCCTGCGGGCGGCAGGAAATAGCTGCCTTCAAACCATACGTTCGCGCCGCAATAATCCGCGCACGCGTTCGGGTCCTGGGCGATGACTTCCAGGCCTCCGGGCACGGGCCTGAAGGTGATCAGGCAGGATGTCTCCGCGCCATGGCCCGATGGATCACGGGCATAACCCGTGCCGCCCTTGATTTTACCGGCCAGATCGCACACGTGGGCGTTCACGCCGACGTAATCAATCTGGAATTTCATCGATCCATCTTTGGCGATTCTGATGTAGAGCGAGCCTCTGGCCCCCTCGGTTTCGTAACTGCCGGGCGCAGGCATTTCGTCAGACGCAGCGGGCGCCGCCGCCAATGCGGCGATGCAAAGCATGAATGTTCGAATCATGACTAAAACTCCAGCACGTAATACCTCGGCTCGCCCGGCTCAAGCTTGCCGCAGCCGCCGCAATTACCCGCCTATCATCTCCCCCATCGCCGCCATGAACGCTTCCTGCGTGGGCGGCGGGCCTTCGCCGTAGTTTGCGTGCTCGTCATCCCTCCATTCGCACAGCACGGTCTTGCCCGGCCGCAGGCCCTTTTCCAGCGTGAGGTAGGTGACCTTAATTTTTTCCGGCCCGTCGTTCTCGTCCAGGTGCAGGGCAAGGGTGATGCCGACAAAGTGGGCTTCCCCGGTCTTGCCGGGCGGCGGCATGGCCACGATGATGGCGTGAATATCGTTGATGTAGCAGGAGGTGATGATTACATCGGCCAGCCCGAATGGCGCGGGCCCGTGCGGATCGCAGATGGCGCAAACCTCGTTCCAGACATGCGCCATAAAGCCATCCCGCTCGGGCGAATACATCAGGTCAAAGAAACGCGCGGGATCCATGAAGCAGTGCTGGCGCAAAAAGTGATGCGCCAGCGCGTAGTGATGGGTGGGGCCGGGCGGATCGTCGGCGAGCAGCTCCGCCAGAAAGGCTTCGGCCTCTTCGTCGGTCAAGACATCGGGATCCACATCATCCGGCACGCCGGAATCTTTCGTGTTGTTGTTCATGCTCCCCCCTTAGAACCCGCCCGCGCCGCTCGCATATTTTCACCCCGCTAGCCGGGTGTGGAAATTAATCGTCCTCGTCATGCCCGCGGCCATGCCCATGTCCATGCCCCCGTCCGTGGCCGTTACCATGCCCATGCTCCTCTTCCGCAGCCGCAGGCGCGCCCGCGCCATAGTGCAGATCGCCGCGCTTGAGTGCATGAAATTCCGCCGAGCCGGGCTTGATGCCGAGCTGCTGCGCGATCACCCCCCAGCCGCGCCCCTTGTTGGCCTCATAAACCTGCATCACCGCCTCGGGCTGCTGGTTGCTCATCTGCCCGAGCTGGAACACCATGAAGGCATCGGCAGGCGAGCCGCCCACCTTGTTCAGCACCACCTTCACCTGCGCCTCGGGCACGCCGAACTGTGCGCTCACCTTCGCCGAAAAGCCGTTCATGTCGGCGCGGGCCTGCACGTTCACGTTTTGCAGGAAGGAATCCAGGCCGCCCGCCAGTGCGGGCGCGGAGAAAAACAGGGTCGCCAGAATGGCCGCAAGCAATTTATTCATTTCAGATACCTCAAGGGAATAACGGATAGAGAGGGAGTATTCTGCACGAATACTGAAAGAATGCAAGGCGCGCGGAAGCGCGCTTGCCGCCAGTGGCAGCCACAGAAACTTTCTTGATATTAGATTAAAGATTGGAGGTGGCCGACATAAAAAAACCCGCCATAGGGCGGGTTCATTCTCATTTGAAAATTATTTAAGCTACTTTTTTCTGTTTGGCGATTGGCGGGTCTTCAGCCAAACCATCCGTAGATTTCTTTTTATGATTAGTCTCTGCAGCAACCTCACGCAGAATGCGATTTTTCTCGCTATCCGCAAATCTTTTGAGGATTTGACGCATCAACGGCTGATAGCCAAGCCCATTCATTTTTGCGATGAGCTTATAATCTTCGATGAGGGACTTCTCCAGTCGAATGGAAATTAATTGCAAACCAAGATGCTCATTGATGATCACGTCCACGTTTTCATCAGGTGCAACGGCTGCATATTCTTCCTCTCTACCAAGCTCACCGGAACTCCAGGCTTCCTCGGTATCAGGAATGGATGGGATTGCTGGTTTTTTACTCATAGCTTCCTCTGTTTAGAATTTATAGTGGCAATGCTATTTTGTTGTATATACGCAACTCATCAGCATTGGGATCATAAGCTGTCTTTATTACAATTCCACTGGTGGTCGGCATAAAAGCAATCTTGAGCTTCCGCCCAAAATCCGTCTCCGCAATAAACCATCGAGTCAGTGGATTCGTCATATTGTCAGCCCTTGTGTCGATCAAGTACTGCCTAGTTCTGTTAGCAAAGCATTGAATTATTTCACTTTCAGCAACTGGCGGGGTCTTGCTTGCCAGTTTTGCACGTACTGACGAAGAAATGATAAGACCCATAAACATGTAATTCAGAGGGATGGGACTGCATTGTATATACAACCGAGAAATTTAAGCAAGCTTTAATTGAATAAATTACTTAGGTAATTGCTGTTGCTTTGGCTAGCGATGCACTCATTAAGATGAGCGAAAAAAACAATAACCACTACAAATATTGGGTCTAGCTCATGCCCTTTCGCCCATACAATACAGCACGCTGGCCGGTTCGCGCCCGCTCTGGGTGATTTCCAGGCGGGTGATGTGCAATTCCAGCGCGGCGCCTTCCGCGCATTCATCGTCACTTGCGGCTTGCGCGGTGTCCGGCTTCAGCGTGCCCGCCGTGATGACGCCGGGCGCTGCCGCGTCGTCGGCATCCGGCGCGCCGCACGCTCCGTGCGCTGCGCGCTTCACGGTGGCAATGGCGCGGAGGTTGACGGTCGCGCCATCTGCGGGCAGTTTTTTATCCAGCCCCAGCGCCTTGATCTGCTCGTCGCTCAGGTGCAGGCACAGGCCATCGCAGCCTGCGCTGTCTTGTTGATCGTCCAGTGTCATTTTTGCCATGCCCATGCCATTCTCCTTCTGGTTAGGTAAATTTCAGTTTATATTGTCACAGGCCGTCCGAGAGCAACTCGACCAGCAGCAGATTGATGATCATGTAGTCGGTCGCCACCGCCAGGGTACCGTATAGCGCCAGGGTCTGCGCCTGCGTGGTATCTACTGCGCTGTATGACGCGGCAATCCCCATTGCATATGAGCCGGTTTCTACAGCAACCTGGGCATTTGTGGCATTCTGATTGGCGATGGAGTAGTCGAGCCCAAACACGGCAGAGTTAAGCGTGCCACCTGCTGTATACACTGCCGCCCCCAATCGTGGAGTGATGTACTTGATACCGGCTGTGTTCGACACTGGACCGCCGCATGAAATCCTGAGCTGCCCGTTCGGCCCCATGTAATTCGCGGGCACGGAGACGCCGCCGAGCTGCACGAAGGTGGTGATCCCGGTATAGGCCCCCGGCCCGGTGGTGAGGAAGGGCGTGGGTGTCGCGGGCGGGGTGGGCGCGCCCACTCCCGAATAGGTGTTGTTGTTCACCGTCCCCAAGGTCGTCGAGCTCATCACCACCCAGTAGATGCCGGAGGCGCTGCCTACGGCAATGGCACCGGCCGGGAGCGCCAGCCATATCCCGCCGGAATAGGTGGTGTTGAGCGCCGTGCCCAGCGTCAGCGCGCCGTTGTTGCCCAGGGTGCCGGAGGGGGCGATGCCGACCGGGATGCCGGTCTTGTGCAAACAGGCCGGGGTCGGCAAAGTGCCATAGGAAATCAGATGGCCAGCCGTCGCCACATTGCCGGAGAGCGCCACACTGCCGTTGGCGAGGGTCTCAGTCTTGACCAGCGACCACACGGGAACCACGCCTGCCGCAGCGGTTACCGCGTTATAAGTTCTGGCTATCCCGCTTTCGGTGAACGCCCACAGCTGGCAGGTGCCGGCCTCGTCGCGCCCCATGAAATTGCCGTTTGCGTCCAGCGCCACATTATGCGTCCAGTAATACATGGCAAAGTCGCCCAGCAGCGCGTAGAGCGCGCCGCTGGCCACGACGGACCACGAGCCGGTGCGGAAATAGGAGGGGTCTTGCGAGATGCATTCCTGGTCGCCCTGGGGCAGCGGCGTCACCGCGTTGCCGCCCGCGTCCGGCTGTGTGCTGGCCAGGAGATACTCCTTGCCGTTAGCCCCCATGAATCCGACCAGGGCGCCGCTATTGGGGTCGTGCAGCCCGGCAACGGGCTGAATTTTGTATCCGCTCATCATGTTTCTCCTGTGGTTTTCAATTCACGACCAGCCACGTGAAGGTCGGGTTGCCCGTCGCATTCGCATTGCCGTACAGGGTGAAGCTGCCGTTGCCCGGCACGACGCGCAAAATCTGGGTCAGGGTGGCATCGGCGCTGGCATCCAGCACGGGGATGACCGTGCTGGTGGGCTTCACCTGGTTGTTGGTGAGGGTGCAGATGCTCTGTCCCGCCGCGAATGCAGCCTGGCCGCGCAGGGCGTTGGCAGTGGCGTTGCCCGGCGTGGCGCTCACGTCGGTATAGTTGGTGGTGGGGCTGTAAAGATCAACGAAAAGATACTCGCGCCCGTCCGCGCCCAGAAAACCGACCAGCGCGCCGGTGCCGGGGTCGTGCAGCCCGGGCACGCTTTGTATGTTCCATGCGCTCATGTGCTCTCCTTAGTAGAACGCCACGATGCCAGTGGCAGTCGTTCCGGTGGCATACACTTTCTTGATGGCGATGGGCTGCACGATGCCGCAGGCCGTGGCCGGGAACGTGAGCGTAACGGTGGTGCCGTCGGCCATGTCCACTTTCACCGTCCCCGCGCCGCCGACGAACAGCGCGCGCGTGCCCTTGTTGGCGTCGCCGCTGGGAGGAACCAGGTTAGCGCCATCGTTAGGCGTGACGGCCAGTGCGCTTTCCACCGGCAAGGGGTTGGCTGATCTCAAAAACGGGTCCATATCATTCTCCTGGTTTTGTAGGTCGGGTTAGCGCAGCGTAACCCGACAATTCACGACAAGTTCCATATTGCTCCGTCGGGTCACGCTGCGCTAACCCGGCCTGCATTCATCAATAAAGCGCGTAAATTCCATTCGCGCTGGTGCCGGTGGCCATCACGCGCGAGCAGCCGATGAGGTAAATGTCCGCGCCGCCCACGGTGAGCGTGGCGGTGGTGTCGGCATCCATCTGCACGGCGACGGTGCCGGTTGCGCCGGTGACGATCAGCC